CCCATTCCGCCTGCCACTACTCCGAATAGTAACCATGTTGTATCAATTTTCATTAGTTCATTCCTCCTTCATAACCAGTTCCAAAACAAAATTCGCATTCCATTTCCCAAAAATATTCATCGCCACAGTGCGACTCTTCCATAACTGTTACAGTACCAGTACCAACGCAGCAGTCGCAAACTTCGCCAATATCGTTGTTGTTATCAATTTCCATTATGACCACCCCTCTGCCAGTTGCGTGACAACAACAGGTTCAAACTTGTACTCACCAAGAGACTCACCAGTTTGAAAGTCAAATTCTTCAAGAGTGGTCTGCTGTACCATGTCACAGGCGACACCCACTTCTTGAGTGGCCCATTCTACTACAGTCGTTTTTTTAATTAGAGTCATTTTTCTTCTTTCTTTAAGAGTAAGCGATCAAGGATACGTTCCATACGGACCAGCGACATAGGGCGGGTTCAATTCAACCTCGGCCTCATGGAGCCTTTCTTCCAATTCGCTAACAGTTTCGGTCAGTGATTCGACCATCTTCGTTAAGGTTTCTAACCTTGACATCATTAGTTCTTCAGTCATTCACAAATCCTTTCAGTGATTCTTTCTATACTACTAAGCTATCAGGCTTTGATAGCAGAGTCAACCCTCTAAAAAGGGTTTGACCAAGTATTGTATTGACTTTCTGTAATTTCTCCATCTTTGCAAAGACCATCGGTGTAGCAGGACCACGACTCCCGCATGGCAACTTTGTCACCACGAATTTGTGCAAAATACACATAGTCAGAATTTAACACATCTTTGAAGATACGAAGGGCGTCTTTTTTAGTCATTTGTAGTTCCTTTTACTTTTAATCATCCATTTTTCGACAACCGGCGTTCCGTCATCGTTTTCATCGGTGCAGATATAAACTCTTGTTTGCATCACCTCACCATACCGGAAACCTGAGTCCACTCCATCCCACGGATTTGTTACCCAAATCTTATGTGGAAAATTCCATTCATCAGTCATTTCCTCGTCATTTTTGGAAAACTCGAAATAGTTTCCAGCATCCTTTTCAGTAAAGGATCCCATAATAGATCCATCGCCGTATGTAAATCCTACTGAGTCTGGTGCAAAAGCCATTTGAGATCCTTTCTGTGATTCTCTTTATACCACTAAGCTATCAGGCTTTAGTAGTTTTGTCAACCCTTTATGACGCTTAAATCATATTTTTATTTTATGATTTGTAAGTCATAAAGAGTCATTTTTTATTCTTCCACTTGCATTTCGATTTCGTCTTCTAACATTTCCCGCATCATTGACACAGACAGTCCAAGGGATTTCAAGAGTTTGGGGCTTGTCAGTTTCCGCAAGGCTTTCACTTCCTGCTGCCGAATCCGTTCTCTAGTCACACAATAGTATTGTCCGATTTCTTCAAGAGTTTGTGCATCGCAACCAATACCGTACCGTAACCGAACAATTCTTTCTTCTTTTGCAGTGAGCGCCAAAAGAGCAGTTCTTACTACGTCTGTCATGTTCATCATCATTTCGAATCACCTTTCTCTGGATTACACCTTACAATACCATATGGTGGCATTGTTGTCAATAGCGAATGTCATAAAAGTTTCACAAAGAAGTGTTTAGAATCAAGGTTTTACTGTGTCGTTTTTTTATAGATACAATGTCGAAATACAAAATGGAGATCGGCTATGAAAACAGAAGCACAAAAACTTTGGAAGAAGGTAGGTAAAATGGATTTAGGAAACCCCATGATCACGGCTCTTGTAGGCCTTGTGATTTTTTATATCGGACTGAAAACATTCTCCGGCGGCATGAAGTCGATGGGCAACATGGAACATCTATCGTGGTTTTTAGGAAGCCCCATATACATGTTCTTTGGTGGAATCATTATGACGTTGCTCTGGCAGTCGTCAAGTCTGTCCACAACTGCAATCATCGCCTTGGTTGCCAGTGGGGCATTGCCACTGCCAGCTGCGATAGGCGCGGTTCTAGGAGCGAACTTGGGAACCACTGGTACAATATGGTTGGCGGGTTTGTTGGTGTCGGACGGGTTGCCTAAGGGTGATACGTTGCGAATAGCAATGGCACATACAGGAATGAATTTGTTGATGGCGGTGATGCTTCTGCCGTTTGTCGGACACATTGCAAAATATCTGAATAAATTTTAAAATGTAGGGGGGAATTTTCTTCTATACAGCCCTTGACAGTGCCCCTAAATATATGGTAAGCTCTTAATGTAAGAGATACTAAAGATGGTTCTGACATGATTCGATTCGAGTACATACGACAGAAATCTATCGGTGGTGAAGCGTTTGTTTCACCACACAAAACTTTCACCCAAAAATCAAAACAATCAGAGGAGACTAGCATGTTAAATGTAGAAGGCCTGATGGCGAGCGCGTTTTCGAACGCCGTAGAAAATCCAGAGAATATCAATGAAGATGGAACCCTTAATTGGAATTTCGTTGAAGCAGATGTCTGGATGGATTTATCAGAAAGTTTGGGGCAGCAAGTGTTGACAGAAGATATTTATCCGACATTCGATGATTTGGCGACTGAATATCTACATGCCACCGGCGCGTATATGAAAGAGGGAGTATAATTTATGACAGTGAGATTGTCCACGACAGCAAGTGAAATTGTGATTAATTTGGACGGGCCTGACGGGAATGTATTTTCCCTAATGGCCCTCGCAAAAAAACTTGCACATTTTGAAGGAAATCGCGTTTCTCCAATCATTGCGGAAATGTCATCGAAAGGTTATGAAAACGCCATCCGAGTTTTTGATAAAGAATTTGGACATATGGTTATACTAGAAACAAGTGATCAATCGCTTATTGACATATTGAATTAAATGCTGTATACTGGTCTAGTAAAAAGAATCGTTGAAAGGATTCTCTACAATGCCTGAAGATAAAGAAAGACATGGCGGTCCATATGATCGGGGTAGCGCAGATAGTTATTATAGACGCCAGTTCGATCCACATTATTATCCGTTGGGTACAGGAAACGGTTCCCGTATAGGCGAGAACGAAATGTCACACGAAGAGATTATGGAATATGCCGAGGGCTATGATGATAATGATGATGAAGGAAACTTTAAGGAATACTAAATGCCACATAGATATATTTGTTCAGTATTAGATGAAATGCGAAAATGCGTTAAGACTTCAAATTTTTCTTATTTGTTGGGATTGATTGAAGAGGCACAATCTCTTGTCAATCGTATGGAATCGCGGTTATATGAGATTAAAGATTTTGAACGTCTGCACGAGGATATTAGAATCTTAAAGGCCGAGAAAAAAAAGTTAGAAAAGGAAAAATCTGATAATGTGGATTCTTGAAAGTAAAATTAAAGATGATTGGATTGCAGTCGCAAGATATGAAACGGAAGGTAAAGCAGAGCTCGCTCGCTGGGAGGCAGAAGAACGATACGAAGGCTCATCTGCACATTTAAGAGGTGAAAATAAATTGTTTAGAATTCGGGTTGAAATCGCGGGTATTGCATATCCCCGGCCGAACTCTATTTGGAAATGAAGGAAAGTATAATGAAAGAACAATTACATTTTGAGTTTGTCGATGACAAACCAAGAGTCGGGGGTAGGATATCTTTCGATGATATCGACGATCAAAAATTGTCTGATTTTGAAAAATATCTAAAAGATAGAATGTATGATGCGGAATATAAATTGCACGTTCTCGAAGGTGCGGTGACTAGAATAGGATTGGACTACGCAAAATATAGTGATACGGGTGATGATGCCTGTTTAGAAAATATTCCGAATACAATCGAGGATTATTTTAATCACTGGTCCAGAATAGGTAAATAAAGAAAGAATAAAAAATGACAAACGAAATAGTAATAATTTTTGGTGTATTTTTGGTAATATCTTTGTGGTATACATATCGCTCTTCTGCAAGTGCAGGATATCAAGAGGGCATAGAAGATACTTTGGGTGCTGTTGACGAGGCCCTTGGATACGATGAAGCAAAAATGCGTGAACTTTTGTTGCGTATGGGAGAAAATGAGGATATTCAACTTATCAAAATTGAAAAATAAATCTTGACTCGCCCACTTTTTTGTGATAGCATATATGTGAAGGGAAAGAATCATGCAAATTACACAATATCAAGACTTAGATGTGAATGTTTCTGACAAAATCCAGAGCATTATCAACTTTGTTTCGAGCAGGTACATTCCAGACTCCGATGAAATGTCTATTTCGGTGGATATTCGCGGAGATCTAGATTCTGATGGCCATGCGGTTGTCGATCCATGCGACGAAGATGACGATTATCCTCTCAACTTCGAACTAGAATTCTCAGAAAACCTTTTTCGGAGTGTCGAATTGGGTGGTGATCAATTTTGGGTGACTCTGGTGCATGAAATGATACACATTAAACAGTTTGCTCTTAATGAGTTGCGGAATTTTCCAAAAAGTATTCGGTGGAACGGTAAATTTTATCGGATGCCGAATGGCGAAATTGATCTTGTCAAATATCTCGACTATCCTTGGGAAGTTGAGGCATATTCTGTAGAAAAAAAACTTTATAATGAGTGGAAAACTTCTTATGCAGCCATTGACACCGCCTCTTAAGCCTGTTAGCTTAGTAGTATAGAAAGAAACAAAACGAATCACTGAAAGGATTCTCACAAATGTCTATCGCTCAAACCATTCTCGACCAAATCCGAACTCTTGATACATGGGCTCTTAATGCTTGGGGTGCTAAAAACCTTACTAAGACTTCAACAGACGGTTTACAATTCAAATCTTCTGGAATGACAAAATGGAAAGGTTTTGTAACGATTGAATTGGACAGGGGATCTGATACCTATACAGTGTCTTTTCAGAGAATTCGGAAACTGAAAGTTATCACCGACAAAGAAGTTTCAGATGTATATGCAATGGATCTGATTAACGTAATCGACGCCCAAGTAGGATAAGGAATATATTATGACAGAACTTGAAAACGAAGTGCAATCACTAAGAGAAGAGAATGATGACTTGCGACAAGAAATAGAAAATTTGCAATACTTGCAAGACTCTCAAAAAGATCTACAAGATGTTGTGATAAGTCTGTGTCATATGTCAGAAAAAATGTGGGAGTCCGTATTTCATGAAGGCGCTGGCGGAACTTATGATGCACGTTTAGATTTTAAACAAAAGTTTGGGTATTCGGATGCCCCTAACTATTAACCAGATCAATATGAAATAGGATATAAATAAATGAATATGTGGTATGTAGAAGGTAAATTCCCTTGGGGAATTGAAAGGTATGAAATGTTGACTTGTGAGCAATCAAGAGAAATTCATAGAAAAATGTCTACATCTGGCGGGGGCTGGTTGTCGATAATGGTTAAGTCCGGTATTATGGAGAATGTAGATGTCTAAAATTCAAGAAAGAATAAAAGTTGACATGGATGCCTTGCAGGCCATGATGGAAAGTGATGCCCACTTGAGCGATTTAGAAGGTGTGGTAAATAAACTTTCTTCAGTGTCGTTATATAGAACACATATGAACGATGAAGATAAAGATTATTTTGATGCCATTCATTGGTTTTTAGAAGAGCGTGGGGAGAGTTCATGGCAAGAGTAGAAGATAAAATTACTATTGGACGATTATTTTCGAAGGGTATGGATTATGATAACGCACAGAAAGAATTTATGACCGGTATGGATTCGAGTGTCATGCAGAAAACTTTTGATGAGGTGTGGAATGATTACGAGCATATGTATCTGGCGAATTTGCCATTATTTAAGTCAACGTTTAAATAAAAAATAAAAAGCTGTTGACTTATTGTGTATCATGTGGTACTATAGACAAGTAAACAAATGGTTTCTTAGCTCAACCGGATAGAGCAACTGCCTTCTAAGCAGTAGGTTATAGGTTCGAGTCCTATAGAGACCGCCAATAGAAAGGGAAGAAATGAATACTAAGGTAATAAAGTTCCCAGAAGAGACGGAGCTCGATAAACAGTTTAGGGAACTAGAAAAACAAAAAAAACTAATTCGAGAACAGAAACGATTGATAGAAAAGAGAAAAACATAATGGGTGTTGCAATTATTCCGGTGGGTCCGATGAATTCGCATAATCAAACCGCTGCACAAAACTACGGCCATCCTAACGTGGCCGCGAATAGTGAAAATATTTCGCCTCCTATCGAAAAGGCAAGAGTGCGAGTTGTTCAGGCCGCCACGAAGAGTGAAATCTCTGCAAACCTTTTCAAATCTTGGGAAGAGCGGGTTGCAAGGATGCAAGAATACGAACGTCAGAAAAGTATGATGGTATCATACAATCAAGATGGTTCTGCAAATATGAAACAGAATATTGATGCACAATTGGTGGACATCAAAGCATAAGAATAAAATTCTCGCCTCGACGGAGGCTAGAAGGTAGTGCATGGAAACGTCCCTCGCGTATGGGGGTAACATGACTTGTAGTTGTAGTAACACTGGTAGACTTTGGAGACAAAGAGTGCTAGATTTCGGAAGTTAACTATTCCGATGCGAGGTTTTCTAGGTAGTTGCAGAGGAATGCGCCATCCTAGACTTGTGGGTAATCCTTAATCCCACCTACCAATATAATTAACGGCAATAAGTAATACAATAGTATTACTACAATTAGATATCACGCTCCAAGTGATACTATTGTATTACTTACTATCAACGAAACTTAACTTAAACAAACAAAGAAAGACTAAATTATGGACCCCTTTACAGCCACACTACTAGTAATGCTCGGAATGTTCCGATCAGACAATGCAGAATTTTTCGACCAAAAACCAAGTTCCGACAAAAAATGGGTTTATGTGGGCAAGCAAGCACCAATCGAAGGTATGTCAAATTTGACAAGCGTAAATCCAGAGACTGGCGAACAATCAATCTATTTTCAACTTCAAGATAAATAGTAATACACGCGGCGATTAAAAAACCCAATCGCCGCGTGATACCGCAATAGTTGCGGATAATATAAGGAGGACGATAATGCTAATGTGTTTAGTAATTTCAGGCTCGTTATGGATCGGTGATGAAAACATAATGTTCCCGACACAGGGTTCATTTTACTTTCACAAATTTCAACAAAATATTAGAGTGTTTGCCCAAGGCGGATCGAGACATGGTGGTTTCACTATTCCTGACAAGTTTTATGCAGAGACTATTGGTGAAGTTTTTAAAAAATGCAGTGAAGAGGAATACGGAGATTAGCGCAGTCTGGTAGCGCATCTGCTTTGGGAGCAGAGGGTCGCAAGTTCGAATCTTGCATCTCCGACCAAATAAGGATTTAATAAGTTGTCTAAATTTGCACTTGAAAGAAATGGTGTGGTAGTCACACATGCAGTCATGTCCGGTCCGGTTGGATATAAGATATATCAATATCCGGTACAGACTGATTTGGTATTTGATATTGAAGAGAAGGCACAAGAAGTTGCCACCCTAATAGGGGCCAAGGTTGTTAAATATTGTTACGAACAGGCAATCGCCGCATGACGGTCGAACAGAAACAAAAATTAATTTTGTTGACCGACTTTATAGAAACTAAAGTTCGTAAAGAAAAAGAATTAGAATATTACCAGAAGCAACTCGAAGAGTTGAAAACAAAAATGTTCTATCTGTCGAAAGAGATAAATCTGACAAATGACATTATTGAAATGGTACAAAGCGAAAGTGTGGTTGATGTGAGGGAACAATTATTGTCCCGACAACAAAGTTTGTTGCCAACAAAAAAATAAAAAAACGATATTAGGCCTTGACAATTACGTCGAGGCCTGATAGCTTAGTAGTATAGAAAGAATCATTAGTCACTGAAAGGACTAAAAAATGAGAGTAGTTAGAGTATCAGCATACAGAGATTACGAAGGTATCTCTTGGACAGCATTGTTCAGTAGTGTAGATCGTGCCGTGGCATTCTTGCGCGGCGCTGATGGTGATGAATTTTCCGGTGTCGATGACATCTCTGTTGCGTGGGTTGGTGTCGATTCAGATGATACTTATGAGAGGGTATTGGATTTTGAGGTGAATTATCGTTGGGACGATGACGTTGTGAGTTTCGATGGACATGATCGAGAAGTATTTAATTATAACTCTTGACAAACCCATCAATGCCTGATAGCTTAATAGGGTAGGAAAGAGAAAAAAGAATCAGTTAAAAGACTACTTTCTGGTGCGTCTATGGGTGAGAGAAGGCCAATCAAACCCCATGTAATACCAAGGGCGTTCCAGAAAGTAGTCTTTAAAATGTGAAAGGAATATATTATGAAAATTCGTGGACTCCGCAAAGGCGGAAAATGGAAGGGCGCACCTAAATTGCCGGACTATCGCGATCCTAATAGTCATCTGATGATTGCACTTCGAAAAAGCGGTGCGGCAGGTGTACACCAGTGTAAAAAACGCCGCGAGACTTTCGTCCGTAAAATGAAACACAAAGTTGGATTTGATTTACATGAAGCGTAAACGTAGAACTAAAGTAGAAATGGCAGCGGCTCGCGCTGCCTCCGAGGGTGTTGGTTTTAGAGACATATTCGATGTTTTGGAAGAAGCACCAAAACCTAAGAAACGTACTGCAACTAAACCTAAGAAACGTTCCCGTAAGTCGAAAGTGAAAGTCGAAGAAGAAAAGTATGATTTGCCTAAAAACAATATTGTCTATCTTGACTGTCCTGTAAAGACGGGAGAAAAGATTGTCAGTAAATATCCTATACCAAAACCTTTGCCTAAATTCGATGGTGAAATTTATGATACAATTGAATTTTCTGGCGGTGCAATATATGCAAAAGCCAAGGGTGCAATAAAAAATGCAGGATTCCATATAATGTATTGGAATAGTATTGACAAAGATTGGAAAATGTTGTATAATGGTATTTATCAGAAGCCAGAAGATCAGAATAGACACTGGGCGAGTTTCATTCGGTGTCGCGACGAGTTAGAAAAGGAAAACTTTAAAAATGGTAAAGACGTGGGACGAGATGAATCAGAAAGAAAAAAAAGAAACAGTTCTAAAAGAAATGCGAGGACTGTTGAGAAGCGGAAAGCTGCTTGTTGAGTTTTCAAAGGCAGATGGAACAATGCGAAAAATGTATTGTACGACAGATGAGAGTATAATTCCTTGGCCGGATAATCCTGTAGAGGGCGAGGGTCAAGTGAGTGAAAAACCTAAAGACCCAGAATTGTTCGTGGTTTGGGATCTTGAAAAAGAAAGTTGGCGCTCATTCAAATATGAACGTGTGGTATCTTGGGAAATTGTAGAACTTGTAGCAGGAGAAAGTGCAAATGGTTAATATAACCGAAAAGATTGAAAATATGTCTGCCGGGCAATTGGCGTATGAAACGCGCCGAGCAGAATGTAAAGGTTATTCGAGTCTGGATTCGTGGCTTGTAGAAAAACTGATCACTATTCCAGATGCCGAGCGTGAGATGATTGCGGGACTGCCGCGTCCAGTGAATACACGCCGTAGTCCTAGACGTAAGTTTAAAGTTTTTGGAATTCGCGATCATAGTGGAGCATCAGACAATGGGTAAGAAATCAAGAGAAAAGTATGTATCAAAAGGCGAGCGCAGAAATGTTGCGAAGTCGGGTTGTACTCCAATGTCGAAGAATACATTGGGTCGCGCAATTCGTCAACGTGTCGCATGGTCACAGGGCCGAAATGTTGTTCTGACTATGGAAAATCCAAATAAGACAGAAACAAATAAAAAGTTTATTAGGATTAATGCCCGCGAGATTTGGGGCGACCCCCGCAAACAAAAAACTTATAGTATGAAGGACGCATAATTATGGAAATTGAAGATGATGGCGGCGAATATCGTCAGGTTTTTAAGTTGAGTTGTCTTGAATATGAGGGTGATCGCGAAATGGTTAAACTCACTCAGAAATTTGATGGCACAGATTTTAACTTGCAGGAAATTCTCAGTGTTGTTGAGGATTTCTTGATAAATTCTGGTTATGATTGGCTGGAGCCAGGAAGCATAACATATAAATCTGCGACTCCAGACATTAAAGATTTTGGTCTGTTTAATAACAAAAATGAAAAAACAGAAGATGAAGATTTAGATGTAAAAAGAGAAAAGAACATCGAGGCATTTGAGAGAATGAGTGGAATTGACAGGACTGCTAAAGTTGTGAATATCGGCGATCATAAAAAACCTGAAGTCGTACCAAGTCCGGTGTCGTTGGAGTTTCCCGATCTCGATCAAGAAACAATGGATTGGCTAGATAAAATTGGACGTGCAGAAACTGGCCGCGAACCTTTCGAACACTTACTTGATGATGATAGTAAAATATTGACAGTAGACGAATCGTACAAATCAAACTTTGAGGTTGTGTTTTCCACAGATCCGGACGTTGACATTCCATATGATCGGGCAATCGACTATAATTATAATTTCAATGTAGACTTCAGTGAACACGAATACAAAGTTGATAAAGATGACAATATTATAAAACCTTAAAGGAGGAAAAAATGAAATTTGATTTTACTAAAGACCACGTTTCCACTATCTTGCATCGAGATGATGCTGGTGAATGGTATGACGCAATGATGGAAATGTTCCCGAAATATGATATTACTACACCAAATCGTGTTGCGGGCTTTATTGCACAGACTGCACACGAAAGTGCAAATTATAAAGTTTTGTCGGAAAACCTTAACTATTCCGCTAAAGCACTAGATGCTATCTTCGGAAAGTATTTTAAACGAGCCGGTCGAGACGCTGAGCAGTGGCACAGGCAACCAGAAAAGATCGCTAACACAATCTACGCAGGACGTATGGATAACGGCGACACAGCCTCCGGTGACGGTTGGCGATACCGTGGCGGTGGTATCTTGCAGCTCACTGGTAAATATAACTATACTGCGTTTGGCAAGAGTGTTGGTATGTCTGCCGAGGCTGCAACCGATTACGTTCGGACAAAACAGGGCGCAATCGAAAGCGCATGTTGGTTCTGGAAAGAAAATAATATTAACAAGTATTGTGACAATGATGATATTGTGAGAATGACAAAACGCATCAACGGCGGAACGATTGGTCTTGCAGATCGTAAGAAGCATTATGCCCATGCTCTTGAAGTGTTGGGTGGCCATATATGGTTTGCCGATGACGATGATGATGAAAAGTATTCACTGGTTCGCAAAGGTTCTAAGGGCGACACAGTGAAACGCCTACAAGAGGCTCTTGGAATTGCTGCCGATGGAGATTTCGGGCCCGGCACAGAGTCCGCACTCAAGGCTTGGCAGCGGGAAAATGACTGTACACCAGACGGTATTGCAGGACCACAGACTCTGGCCAAATTATTTTAAAGATGTTAGCGTAAACATCATAAAATATACGAATTCGGGGGTCTTTAAATTCTATATAGAAGTGTAAATATTTTTATGAATGAGGTTATCTGTCATGGCCCCCGAATTTCGAAAAGAAGCATATAGAAGATTCTGGATGGTCAAAGGCCATTTGGGGTGTGATAGTTGGTCTGACTCAGATATTATAAAAATGTCTGATAGTTATCTGACGCGTCTTTGGTATAACTACGATGCCTCTTCGCGCGAAGAGGGTTTTGAAGAATCTTGGGAGAGACTGACAAATGACAAGTAATCAAATATCGTTGTTAAGTGATGATGATTTAGACTTAATGAAACAACTCGCCTTTAAGGAATTGATATATCAACAGGATAATTTTAAATCTTGGGGTAAATCTCCAAATACCATATCGGTAAAAACTGAAAAGTGCAGAAGAATTATATCTGCCTGCCAAACTCAGCAAAATCTAAATAGAATGCTCTCAGAAAAGTGGTGAGATATGAACGTAATATTAGGACTTTTTATTGTTGTTGGTGACATTATAAAAAGATGGCCTGTTGATACGGTTCTTATCTTATTAATGGCGCTTGTCTTTTGGGTAATGAAAAACGATGGAACGATTGAGGCTATGTGGTAAATGGAACAAACTATAGTAAATGAGATAACATTAGAAGATGGAGAACTCGAAGACGATTATCCTGATGCAGATATTATAATTGAAGATGGCGCACTTGATGGATTTGAGGGTAAAACAATAAACATTACCGAAAATGTCAATTCGCAAGGTGATGTTCAAGCGGGTATAGAATTTATTTATCACATGAGAGAACACATTGTCGATGTAAGTGTTGCAACCGTTTATTTGTTAGTGGTATATGCAATCGTTCTGTGGTTGAAAAAAACTTTTTCTTAAAATCTTTCCTGTCAAATGTATATTAGGACTCCTGTCAAATGTGCATTAGGATGTAAATTATAAAAAGCTATTGACGGACACATATGAATTGTGTTATAAATAGAATGTAGACGTTGAAAAGAATTGGACATTCACTGGACCGTGGGGCAGTACCACGCAGCTCCACCATAAATGCACTGAGTACGTGAAAGCGTCAGTAAGTCTATAAAGGGTCGCAACCTTGAGCAACAGTGTATTTATGATGGGGCTGAAATAGGATCGACAGGTATGGAAATGAATTGGAGTCGCCCCGATCTAAGCTGGGTTAACGCGAAGAAACTACTAATTGCAAACAATAATTTTGCACCTACTGGTTACGCTCTAGCAGCATAATGCAGGGGGGTTGGTGACTTACCTAGCAACAGAAAAGTCACACACACAAACACACAGATTGGAATGAAAATGCGAGACTATATTTACGACACTTGGAACAGCGTTATGGATGCTGACATTAATCCATTGAAAAATCTCCCCAACTTACAGGTACGACATTTAATCATGCAAATCCTTGCATGGATGTGGGTATCTGTTTGCTCCCTTTACATGGGTAGCGTATTATTTTGGGGAATTAATGCAATCGCTCATACACTCTTACTTGCAGCGATTGTTATAACAGTCGGTACATTTGAAACCGCAAAAAGAAATCCAAAAGTTTTCAATAAAATCGATGGATATAATGGTCGTCGCAATACCGGCGAACATGACTAAACACACAAACACACAGGAGAAATAAAATGTCTAATAATAAAAATCCCTTTGAGATAAGAGCAGATATGCTTGGCCTAGCAAAAGACTATATGGACCAGCAACATCAGATGAATATTCAGTTAATGAACGACCTTTATGAACAAGGTAAAAAAAGTGTTGACGATGTTGAAAAGGCATATGAAATGTATAGTATTTCGGACTTAATGGAAAAGGCAAAAGAAATGTATTCTTTTGTTTCTAAAAAAGACTAACTAACACCAAACAGGGATGTTGGGAATCCTATAAAAATATATATTAGTATGATTATGAATTTCGAGATTGAAAAATCACAAACGGAAAAGTATAATTTGATAAGTATTTTTTATGCCCAACATCTTTATAAAAATTTGAGGTAACAATGCCACTATATTCATTTAGATGTACAAAATGCAGCCACGAATTTGAACATTCGTGCAAAATTTCTGAACGCGAAGAATTCGTTAAGAATGGCTCGGGTCCGGAATGCAACTCTTCTAAAAATTGCGCCCTAAAACAAACATTCACCAAAATGACTCTTGGTGATCCTGTTCGTCTGGGCGTAAAAAAAGTTCCATTAGAATTCAAGGAAAGAGTATTAGATAAAATCGACAGAGTACACGGCTCTGGCGGCGACAGAAAATTGACCACAGAAATTGGCTCATATTAAGGCATAAGACTTCAACGCTTTTCCCCTAACAACTAAGGAGTTACTGGTGAGTAGAAAGTCTAAAAGATTAAAAAGAAGTAATACAAGATTTATCGGTATTGATAACAGGAGCACAGATTTAAAAGAAGTTTTGCCTATAACCGCAGCCCAACAAGAAGTTTTCGATTCGTTCGATGACGGAGACCATGTATTTCTGCATGGTGTTGCTGGAACAGGCAAAACTTTTATATCTTTATATTTGGCTCTCCGAGAATTGACAGTTCCAAAATCCCAGTACAGAGAAATTCAAATAATAAGAAGCGTAGTCCCTACGAGGGATATGGGGTTTCTTCCTGGCTCCGAAAAACAAAAAATAGAGGCGTATGAAGTACCATATAAATCTATCACAAACGAATTGATGGAATGTGGAACCGCATACGACAATTTGAGAAAAAATAATCTTATAAATTTTAGCTCGACATCATTCATTAGGGGTAGAACCTTTTATGATAGTATATTAATTGTTGACGAATGTCAGAACATGAATTTTCATGAACTAGATTCTGTCATAACTCGATGTGGGGATAATTGTCTTCTCATGTTTTGCGGCGATTTTAGACAATCGGACTTTAAGTGGAAAGATGAGAGAGATGGCATTTTAGAATTTATGAAAATTATCAAGAAAATGCAGGACTTCTCTTTTATCGAATTTGGCACAGAAGATATTGTCAGAAGCGGATTAGTCAAAGACTACATTATTAATAAATTAGAATTGGGTTTTGCATAAATAATAAGTAATTTTGCAAAGCTTATTGACAACCTACCTCATGTGTGTTATACTAATTCAAACAGAAGGTATAACACACATGGCCAATCCGTATGACGATAAAGATTATTCGGCACTTTATGAAAATAGATATAATGAATCATTATGGTCGGGAGATACTATTTTCGAATTAAGAACCATAGAGAAAAATAATGGAAAGCTTTGGTGCGATGTTGCATGTGGAACTGGTTATCATCTTTCCCACGTCATTGGGAATTTTGAACGTACTGGTATTGATTTGTCTGAAACAATGACCTCGCGTTGCAAAGATAGCAGAGTGTCTATGATAAATGGGGATGTGCTGACTTGGGATACTACTGATAGATTTGATTTGGTTACAAATTTCTGGTTAGGATATTCACATCAAAAATCATTAAATAAAGTTTTGAAGTTTTTTGACAAAATGATAGATATCACTAAAACCGGCGGTAATATAATTGTGGCCATATTTAATGGCGATGGAAAGTTTTTCAATTTACCATATCGACATACGGCTGGCGCTGGTGGAGATTTTAAATTTGAATCTGTACAATGGTCATATACGGAACATGATCGACCAGAACTTAGTTATACTTGTATCTGTCCACATCCAGAATTGGTACTGGAAAAATTTATTCCCCATTTTGAAAACTATAAAATATTTAATAGAACAAATTCAGAATATGGAGTTAAATCTGATGGAACTGGGTCTGGCAAAGAATTAATGATTTTTGAAAACAAAATAGGATAAATAATGTTTAATCATATGGGTGTCGACCTACCGACACATTCACTTAGTAGAATACAAGAAAACGGCAAACGATTTTATCTTACACCGGATGGTGGTAAGTATCCCTCTATCACGACTGTATTGGGTTGGTTTTCTCGCAAAGGAATTATGGAATGGAGAAAACGTGTTGGAGAAGCGGAAGCAAATAAAATTTCGACACAGGCATCGCGCAGCGGAACCAATGTTCATCAAATGGCTGAAGACCATTTAAACAATATTGAATGGAAAAACGAAAAAACGATGCCATATGATATGGAAACTTTTCTAAAGATAAAACCGACTCTTGACGAGAGAGTCAACAACATATACGCCCAAGAAAAACCACTGTATTCAGATCACTTGGGACTCGCCGGCACGGTTGATGTCGTGGGAGAATTTGATGGCAAACTTTCTATCATCGACTTTAAGACTTCACGACAGAGTATGATAGGCGATAAATATGGAAAATTGGAAAAATATTTTAGACAAGCGGCAGGATATGCAGTTATGTTTGAAGAGCGTTATCAAATGCCTATAAATAGTCTAGTGATTATCGCTGCGATAAAAGATAAAGATGAACCCGAAGTGTTCACATCGAAACGCGACAACCACATTGTTGAATTGATCGGTATGGTAGAAGAATATAAAAATCAGTTTTAGGAAATCAGATGAAAGTTAGAAAATTTATAAGCCCTAGATTATCCATGCAGGTCGCCTCGAGGTTGGCAATGTGGTATGAACCTTGGACAAAAGATCCTGATCCAGATTTCGGAAATGTCGGATCTTTGTGGCTTGGTACTTATAAAAATAATCTGCGGCAGGGCCCACAGCAGACAGATATTCCCGATGGGGCCCGTATAAACAGCGCGGGTGAATACGGTCCAGAAGGTGAAACCATTGGAAAATTATATTCATTCTATGATTTTGATATCCCCATAAAAGGCCAAGATTATAGAGGACCTAATATTACAGTCAATTCGGGACAATCGGTATCAATAAAGATAAAAACGGTTGTGTCTTCGGGTGACGTGATTGCGTCCATAATAGACTTTAGTGACGAAAGTCAACCGGATTACCTTCTAGAAAACATGGATACCACTGTATATTATACAAACAAAACAACAGATACACAGGTCTTCAGGATTATTTTGAGTCCAAGGAACGTCAAAACAGAAAGTTCTCCCACGGCTACAATTGAAGTTTACGAAAACAAAAATTTCTTTTCGCCGGGGATAAATCACGATGTAGTAAAAGAGTCGATGACGAATGGTTTATTGTCTGGTATGACCGAAATTGCTAACTGGGACCAAGATGAATATGAAAATATTTCTGTAAAATTTGTATGTGGCCATCATTTGGGCGACATTACCTTTGAACAAAAAGTAAATATCACATCGGATCAGTCAATGCACGTTGTGTTTCCACAACAGTTTAGTAACAATCCTATTGATGTGACGGTTACTGCCACTGTTCGAAATATTCATGGTAAATTTAACGGATTTCGGTTTGACCCCGCAATCACAGCGGCCGCAATGGTGAAAACCCCTGTGAGCTCGACCACAACAAACACAGCGGCACAAGGTGATGTCTCATTGGGTTCGACAACGAGCATTGGTTCAACAGTGTCTAGTGCATATTGATTAACGAGTGATGTGTTAAAAGAAACTTAACGAAA